TTTAAGTAGAGCTTCATCTGATAGCAATGCTCTATCATATTCTTCATCATAAATATCACGTGCGTTAGACTCTTCTTCGAATGTATCACGTAAGTCTGACATGATAGACTTGATATATTCTAGTGGTTTGTCAAATGCTTCAGCAATATCAGATAGAGACATGATCTCTCTATGTTGAACAAAGCGTGCATCATCTAAAGATGGACCATTAGCATCAACTGATACCATCATGTTTTCTGGTGCTACGTTCTCAATGCAGATCTCTGTCTTCTTTTCTGTAACCTTGAGCTTAACGTCATGAAGCATAGGTTGCATGATCGTAGCAGGATCTTGGCCCATAGCTAATGCTTGGTCCATGAGTGCATTCATATCTACACTAGGATCAGGATATGCTGTATGTTCTAATACTTCAGTCTTTTCATCTGAAGCTAACATTTGTAATTGGCCATCTGTAAGGCCAGCATATTCATACTCTTCTACTTCTTCTTCGTCTTCAGCGTAAACTTTAACGTATCCGTTTTTAGATAGCAGCGCATCCTTAAACCATACGTAGAATATCTTAAACCCTTCGTTCTTTTCCATAACTACGTGGTTTACATAGTCAGTCTCTTGATCAGCAGCGTCTTGATCCTCTGGACCTTTAGGCTCAAACTTAACGACTTGGTCACCTGATACAAATACTTTTAATAACTGTGGTAATGCTGACTCGATAGTATCTTGAACGTCAAATGAAACAACTTGAGATCTGCCCTCAAGTTCATTTCCAAATGGTTCACCTAGATAATAGTCGATAGCTTCAGCACGATCATTGGATAGAGCAGCGTCATTTACACCATACGCTATGTTCTCTTCTTCCTCTATACGTGCAACAATTTCTGAGTCTTGTATCTTCATTAAACAATTCCTAAGTTTGTATATTGTATCTCTGAACTAGACCATGACTCGTTCTTCATTCCGTCTGCAGAGGTACATAAATATCTGAATGCGTCTGCTCCATGAGAATACTCATCATGCAATGGCGCACCAGGTTCGTTAGTTGCAGAGTTTATACTTCTGCGATAATGCTTTAAACACTCAACAAGTCTACTAGCTGACTTATCAAAGTAAACTCTATGGAAGTTCATCCTGGCTATCTTAATGCCGGCCTCTATATCCATACGAGGTACAATTCTAACATCCCATCCGAACTTGCGCATAATATCTTCTGCTGATATACCATGCTTAAAGTCTTTAGACTGTCCATCATGAGGTAAGTACATAGTTCCCCAATTATATGGCAATGCTTTTAGCTGAGATGAATAACTGTCTAATGTTCTATGATCATCTTCAATGTATCCAATAACTCGTAAGTCTGATACACCTTTTTGGCATAGGATAACTGACATGGAGTCATTCCATCCTAAGTCCATAACAACGTGAACCTTAAGCATTGGATCATAAGGTACGTTAGTAATACGTCCGGCTTCCTGGGCCTCTCTTATTTCGTTAGAGTATATAGCACCATCTACTGCAGCCTTACATTCACCTTCCCATATATTTGCATAGTCAGGGTTAGTATTTAAACTATGTTGACGCTCAACTTCGAGAACATCCGGAAACCATGGGTTGTCTTGCCAGTTGACTTTAACTACTTTAGCATTCTCTGGAGGTTCTACTACAAACCTTTGGTATGTATCATCTGTATCTATATTAGGGTTGAAGCTTATCCAGATCTCTGATCCTGGTTTACGTATCGTAGGAATAAGAATATCCCAGCTTTTGCGTGATACGGTTTGCGCTTCCTCGACCCATACACAGTCTACGCCCTCATACGACTTAATTGACTCGACCGTATTATTGGCTAGTCCAGTAAAACTAAATGAGCTACCGTAACGGTGTGGCTCAAATAAGAACTCTAGCTTACTCGGAAATTTGGCTATCGTCTGGTTTGACAAAGAGTATTCCTATTCCGCTAGGTAGGTTAGAACCATCCGGCCCTGTTAATTCTTGCGTAGCTATAGCTTTACCGTCTAGTCTATCGCCTACTTCTTTAATAGCACCTAAGTCACCTTCGGCTGCCTTTTCGTATAGCTTTTCAGCAATAGCGTGTATACGTCTATAATCTTCTTGTACAGCTAATTTACGAATTGTATTTGCCCATATCCTATTGTTTTTACTAGAATTGGTATTGCCTATTGGCGCTCCTACTTTATTCTCTTTTTCGTCTTTGTTATCCATTGTTTTGCAACTCCTAATAGGTTGGTTGCCCTCTATTATTATCGGCTTAGTAGCCCTCTATAGTACATTTGTTCTATGATAGCAGGATCAATGTAGTTTTGTTGCATTGTTAAGCCTGGGTTAGTTAAGTTTTGCATATATGGTGACATTTGTGAAGGTGCAGGTACAGATGGCATAGGTACTGGAGGTAATGCACCATAGTCTTTAGGCTTTAAAGTATAATCACGCATTTGAGCTGGCGGTACTTGGCCTTGTGGAGGTACATACTGAGGCATTTGAGCCGGAGGAGGCATCATAGCACCTGCTGCTTGAGGTAATGCTTGTCTTAGCGTGTTAATGTCTTGTTGGCTGTAACCATATTGTTGAGCCAATTCTCTTAGCCTTTGAGCGTCTTGTAATTGTTTTAATTGTTTAGCTAGATCTGCCATATTATAGTTCGCTTTCTCTGTTTTTACCCTTAAGTGGATAGATCATCCGTTGATATGTTTCCCACCATTCTTGACTATAGTCTGTATTCTGATAGTCTTTAAAGCATGGTGTGCCTAATGTATGATGCACTAACTTAGCATCTGCGTTATATTCGTATTCTGTTTCTAGCCAGTTCCATGTTTCATCTAGCTTACCTACTTGCTCTTCTGGATACTTAAGCCATTCAAACCTGTGTAGGTATTTACCTGTTTGTTCTTGAATAAACTTAGGCGTTAGCTGACGGTTTAACCAATGTGAACAATTCCAAAGCATTACTGAAGACCAATTCTTTTTAGGATAGTCTTCGTTCTTTGCACCTAGATATTTAACTGGATGCTTTGTTGTGTAGTTATGTTTTACGACTTTAACTGCTTCGTCATTATCGAAGTTAGCTAGGATCTCTGCAATATCTGTGCGGCATATCATATCGCCATCTACAAATAGCGCAATACCTTTAAAATTATTTAGGTATGGCACTAAAAAGCGTGAGTAGATAAATGCGTTACTACCGTCTTTATGTGTTTCTTCGTAGTCTTTTAAAGTATTTAATGCTAATGGTGTAAAACTTACCGGTATAGATGACTTTTCTATAACTGACTGGCAAAAGTTATGATAAGCCACCGGCTCTACCTTACCATCATATCCTACGTATATATCTAACTTTACCACTTAACCTTGTTAGCCCAGTATGCTGCGGACATTTTTCCTTTTGCAATGTTTTTAGCGTGTCTTGCTTTGAAAGACTTTGCTCTATCTGTATTTGTTTTATCGCCACTTACGCCTTTTTGACCGAAGCGTATAAGCTTCTCTTTGTCACCCTCTTTAGCCAATACTGCGTGTGACTTAGTAGGATGACTAGGAGTTTTCTTAGGTTTATTATAACCTGAGAATGTTTCTTTACCTTTTTTAATCATTTCTTTTTTGCTGTCTTAGCTGACTGTTTAAATGCTTTAGCAGTTGGCGCTCCCTTAGTACCTGGTTTGCGCATCTTTTCGCCTGAACCTGCTTTAATTCTAGCACGTTTAGCAGCTATATTTGCATAGAGTCCTGGTTTATTTGCCACGTTTAGCAGCCTTCTTCATAGGCTTAGCAGCCATTTTCTTACCAGTTTTCTTTGCGTACTCTTTAGCTTCCTTTTTGCCCTTTTCTGTATAAGCAAACTTTTTCATTCCGACCATTGGCATAATTATTTACCTTTCTTTTTAGACATACCAGCTTCGCTGAGTGCGATAGCTACGGCTTGTTTTTTAGACTTTACTACTGGACCTTTTTTTCCTGAGTGAAGAGTTCCTGCCTTCCACTCCTTCATTACCTTTGATACTTTTTTGGCTTTGCCCATTTTTGTGGTTGGCTTCTTCATTTGGTATCCTTATAAAAGTGTGATCAAACTGACACTCTGGACATTGTTCGTAGCCGGTGTCATCATACGGCTGGCCGCATGTACTGCAAATTTTGGGACGCATAAAATAAAAAACCCTACCGGTGAAGATAGGGTTTACGGAGAGTTACGGAGTTTATGGGCGTAGTTATCCCATTGCGTGATATTTTACCACGGAAATGCGTTTTGTCAAGATACTAGGCATTAATTCTTTTTGATACTATGGTTAAAAGGTTGTCCATAGCTAATTCTAGCTTATATTCAAATGCAATAGGCTTCTTAGAGTGTAAGTATTTATGATATATGGCATCTTGCTGCTCACCAGGTAAGCTATGAATAACAGAGTCGACCACATGGACGTTAGAAAGGTCTTGTATATCTATCATTTCATCAAATGAGTCAACTGTAGACTCTCCCCCTGAAGAGAGTCCAAGTGACTTAGACGGATAACCTAGACGGTGATTATCCGACTTCATCCATAAGGCCCAGTCATCTAATATCTGCATAAGTCTATCAATATGGATCATGTTGAATTCCTAGGATACTAGCATTAAAAGACTCAATGCCTCTATATGGGTTTCGTACGCTATGTTTATCTTGATCTGCAGTATGTCTATAAACACTTAATATTT